TAAACGTCCATTCCGTACTGGTCTTTCATTCGTAATCCTCGTAGTAATCTTCTAAGTTCTTATAGTGCTTGGTAACTTTCTTAGGCTTAGGTGCCGGTTGCTGTTTGTTCTTTTTCTTGCGTTGAAAGCGTTCAATTCGCTCTTGCTTCCGGTCGATCATTTCCACTCCTCAGGAAAACTAAACTCACTAAACCACCTAAACCCTTTTGAATCTGCCCACTCAGCGTGGGTACGTTTGGTACCATCCCTGCGGCGCTTGGCCTGTGGCATGGGCGCATTAGGCTCAGCAAAAAGAAACACAAGTTCGTAGTTGTCGGGCAGAGCTTTGTCGATCCAAATATATTTGCTGAACTCTGCGCTGTCCCAGAAGCGTCCCTTAGCTTCAAGCAGAATAGTCTTACCATCAATCTCTTTGATGAAGTCAGGATGGTAAGTATGTTCAATAATATAATCGACTGTCTCTGAATGAAAGTCCCAAGTCCTCAACACCCCCTGGTGCAATTCATACTCAAAGTTTGAATCGTAACCAGTGACTAAGTCTTTCTCGACGGGGCGCTTTATGCGGGGCTTTCTTGAGCCATTACGAATCTTCAATGTATTTTCGCCTTTAATAATTCTAGTTGATTGTCTACCGCCTGCCGCAGCTTTAGCAGCGAATAGGAATCTATAGAATTGACGTCTAAGCCTGTTGATAATAATTGTGCCATTCCTATGATTATGACTTCAAGGGGGTAGTCATGGTCTTCAAGCTCTTGATACATCCTGTAATCCAAAGGACTCAACAGCCCTGTCCGGGTAAAGAGTGACAAGCTTCTTAAGCCGTTTGCGCATCCATTTCTCGGAGTAAGCACTCAAGCTTAGTTTGCCTTGAAGGAACACATGGGTTTGATCGGGCATAAGTTCTTTATAGTTTTGAAGACTAACACCCTTTGCTTCTTCTTCGTTCAATAGACTCTTGATCCATAGTACAAGTAGATCAGCCACATGCCTATTGATCTTCTTCATCTTTTTTGAATTCATCGGTGATCTCTTCTACTCGCGGAGGACTAACAACGTCAGTAAGATATACAGGGCCGCTAGAATACTTGAAGACTCGTAGGCCCTGGCCTTCATTAGCATCCGCATTACATTCAAATTTATATGGACAGAAGACACAGTTCTTAGGCAATTTCATGTTGCCTGATTTGCCATCTGCAATAGTAGGATAGCAGCGTACTGGCAACTCGTCAATACTTAATGCTTCTTTAATGTTATTTATTTTCTCAGTGACGTTGGGTTTTTCTAGATCATCTGGCCGATATAAACAAAGTTCACCGTTCTCTTTGTTGATAACCAAGAAGCCGCCAGCACTGGTTCCTTCTGAAGCCTCATACCCTGCAAGCTGAGCGAGATAACCAAAAGGATCGTCATCCAGCAAGGTACCGTTCTTAAACTTAGTGAATGCGAAACGTGATGCGGTTTTAACATCCACAACCTCCCCATCAATCTTGGCATCCATGTGGCCGGTAATGTCCTCAACCGCTGCGTCTTTCTGTTGATCAGTAACGGCGTGGCCTGCGGCCCGTGCCAGCATCAGCACGATCTCTTCAAGTAGATGGCCGTACAGAAACTTGATCTGGTCGTGAGGCTGCGGGACATGATTTGACTCACCTGCGCGGCTGTCGTACCACAATTGGCGCACAGGTCGTCCAATGTTAGACATCCTAAGCGTAAAGGATTTGTTACGCTCAGAAGGATTTGACCACTCAAGGATACTTTGCTTGATGTTCTCCAGGGTTGTGTCCAGTTGTTCTTCATCAATACTTAACGGCTTCCCGTGAGAGGGGCCGTCAAGTACCGAATAGATGTCTTCAACAAGAGTATCTAGTTTTTTCATGCTGCCTTCTGGTCAGAGTGGCGAACCACGTTAGCGATAATTGACCACGCCTGTAGGGGGCTGCACTTGAACCACTCGCCGCTGGATTCAAAACGGGAGTGAAGGGCATCGTGTGCAGCGATCTCAGCAGCCCTACGATCATTGGTATCAAACTTATAGTTCAACACATAGTCTCGAAATGGGCTAGAGGTTTGGTAGTTCTTGAGGCGATCCTCGGCGTCTACGGCCATACCTACCTTCACCCATCCTTCGAAGCTGGGGTTAGAGATGATGTAGATTTGGCCCTGAGAAGTTCGACTGTAGTTTTTAAGAGCCGCAAAGGCAGCGTCCTCAAAGTCTTCATAGCGTCCGGGGCGATGAAGAGGGTGAGAGACTTTAACGTACCGGCCATTGATAAACATCCGCTTGCGATTCTTGCGGCGATGTGACGACAGGCGCCGACGCCCACCATCAGAGCATCCCACATACCACCACTCACCATCTTGAAAGACAATGTTCTTACCCTTTTTCATTGTATATCTCCATAAACTTTGGC